CGTGCTCAGGATACCCGGGGAGCGTCTGGCTGTGGTGAAATACCAGGGGTATACATTCAAGGGTGAAGGAATGCTGAAGGTTAACGACGATAACCTCTATGACGCGTCTTCGCGCGGAGATATATTCGTCGAAATCCGTCTCTTAGAGTAGTCATCCGAAAGCCAGGCGAGGCCGTCTGCTCTCTCAGCCGGTGTTAAGAGCGCCCAAAGAAGACGGGACTGGCTACGCGCGCTGCGGAGTGCGTAACAGTTGCCTATCCACACCTTGATGGCGGCCCTGCTCGGCCTTCGCCGCAGCCGCCGCCATAGTTGGTAGTAGTCTCCGAAGGCAACGAAAGAGAAACGCCAAAGATCATTTAGGAGCAGATGCTCTGGCCGCGCAGACTGGTTACGCAGAGACAATACTTGATTTAATGTGCTAGTGAAGTCCTCGATGTCTCGCCTCTGGTCTGGCAGTAGGGGGTAGTATATATACTCCGATATCTCACGCTCTAGCTCTACAGGGAGGATATATGCGAAAAGTCCGGGGAATATCACGGGCTTCCAACCGGCCATTGTCCTATTCTAAGTAGATTGAACGCACTTATGTCAATTTCCGACCTGCCACACTTTCAGCCCCGCCCCCCAATACTGCTCCCAGAAAGTGAGGCGCGGCGCGGGTAACCCTTGCAAGTAGGGCTGGAGATAGAACCAAGGGTTCAGACAGAATGGGCTATGGCGGATGGCAACAAGGTTTGCCAACTGCGGGTAGAGCAAATAAGTCGCGGAGAGAAAAGGCTGGTCGGATCCCAGCAGCCGCCCTGCATCGACCGACCGCATGAGCGTCTTGTAGTACCTGTCGTGCCACCGCAGCCATGCTTTGCTGTGACCCGACATGATGCCGCCGCCAACTGTCCCGGGCGCCTCCGCCTGCTGCCCCACGGAGGGCGGAAGCCCATCCGCCTGCGCATGCTTGTGCTTGTCCTCAAACGGGGAGATGAGCAGGAGGGTGACCTTGGCCGCCCCTATGCTCCGCAGGCGCCGGATACTGGGCCAGCTCCTGTAGAATCTGTTGTATCGACTGTCGCGAAAGCAGCCTATATCAGTCCATACGAAGAATTCAGAGCCATAGAGGTTCAGGCCTATCGCTCTGCGCACGAAATGAATCTTCTCGTTCCATAGCATGTTTAGTCGCCATTTGGCCTCATCGTCCGCTGATTCTACGAACTTGTCATATAACCCCCAGCACAAGAATTTCTGCCAGTCTACGAACACATAGCGAACATTTCCGGCAGTGCGGCTGGTGAAGAAGTCACGATATGTCTCGCGATCCGTAAAGATAACCTTGGGCGTCCGAATCTCGAAGAAGTTGGCCATCCAGTCGCGGTATTGCTTCAGACTCCTCTTCGTATTTCCCGGTATCTTGTAAAAACATGTGACAATTGTTACGGGCCACTTGGATGCCACCATCACTGTCTAATTTGTTATAAGAAAAAATCTTGTAACAAACAACCCAATCAGTTTATATCAATGCTCTCATTCACCACGGTTTATGCGCTCGTCTTCTTCTTGCGACGCCGCACGACTTTCTTTTTCTTCGGCGCCGGCGGAGGTGTCGGGGGACGGGCCTCCTCGGCCTCCTCATCGCTGGAGAATGTCGGCCCTTTGCCTGCATCGGTCTCCTCGTCGTCCGAGTCATCCGCGTCATAGCTCGGGCCGGTCTTCTGCTGCTGCTCCTGGTTGCGACTGAGCTGCTCCATGGCCGCCTCGTCGTCCGAGTCATACGCCACATGGCACGTTGCAGACCCCAACAGCCGGAGGGGTGGCTGGACGCAAGCCTGGAGGAGCTTCCACGTAACCCCGAAACGCCCAGCGGCCATCCACACACCGGTGCAAGCCACCAGACCATTCAGATGGGACGCCTTGGGAACCAGATCCATCGGCGTCTTATCGCCCTGCGGAACCGGCGAGGCAGAAGTCTTCGGCGGAAGATAAATTGGCTTACGGGCCATATTGTAGAGCTCAAGATTGAATTTGCCCTCCCAGAAAGGGATCTTCAGTTTGAGGGTGGGATTACGCTCATAGTCGTAATCGCCAGAGTCGTCCTTCTTCTTCGGATAGCGTAGGATAGGATACATCAGAGCCTCCAGGACCTGCCGCGAGGTCGAGCTCTTACCGAACCAGGCACGAGAGTTCTTGACTGCGTCGTCCAGAATCTTCTCCTGCAGATCCTGAAGCGCCTGCTGGAACTTCTCGACAGATCGTTTGCCCTGGCCCTTCTCGAACTGCAGCGATAGATCATACGATACACGACCCGTCTGCTCATCGACACGCTCGTTCACACCCCAGGTCAGCATCAGAGGAATCTGAAGGATCAGTGGATGACCGCCGAGCTGCAGTTGAACAGATTTGCCACCGCGCGAGTTAACCTTCGGGGGCTTGTATGTGACATCGCTTGCTTTGAAAGCTTTGGCTTTGGTGATGAGGTCTCCTGGTTTCGTCATGCTGATATGGTGTTATCTTGCTGTGTCCGCTTTAAATCAATTTAATGAAAATGAGAGCATAAGTATTTGAACGCAAGCCACCAACGTCGTCCAAGATCCTCACCGAATAAGATTTAAACTTATATTATGCCTTCCATATATATGCACAACTGCTGCGGCTGCAAGGTATCGCCTAGGAGCTACCTTAGTAAATTTCTTTATGACAAGATAGGGTGCAAGAAGGCGAACAGGAATAACAAGGTGTGCGGAGAGGACTTCCGCGTCCCCCACTTCTCAGAGGCCGACAAGCTCCTGGAGGTAAACTATAACGTATCCCAGCTGAAGGCGATGGCGCGCCACTACAAACAGAAAGTGTCCGGAAATAAAAAGGAGCTCATATTTCGAATGCACAACTTTCTCAAGTACTCAAAACATGCGGTTGCTGTGCAGCGGCGCTTCCGCGGCTACCTCCGCCGCCGCTACAACAGCTTTCAGGGCCCGGCGGTCTTCAGCCGCGCGTGCACAAACTCGACAGACTTCCTCTCACTCGAGCCGCTCTCCACCCTGCCCTACCACCAGTTCATCAGCTACGCAGACAAGGACGAATTCACCTATGGCTTCGACGTGAGATCGCTTTTCAACCTGGTGCAAAGGAGCAAACTTCCCACAAATCCCTACAACCGCTCAGGAATGAGGCCGAAACTCATATCGGACCTCAGAGAGCTTATCCGCCTCGCCAAAGTTCTTGGCGAACCGACCACGACGACCATTGAGGACCCCGTTGGAAAGCCCAGTTCCCGAAAACGTATGGAGCTAAGAACTGTGTCGCTTTTCCATCAGATCGACACTTACGGACATGTAACGAATTCAGCGTGGTTCCTGAGCTTGGGAAGGTCGGGCATAGTGAGATTCCTTCGAGAGTTAGCCGACATCTGGGCCTATAGGGCGCAACTCACACCTGCCGTAAAGCGGCAGATATGTCCACCGTCGGGAGATCCCTTTAGGGCAGTAGATATGCAGCGGCTGGCAACCATGCCACGGCTGGCCGCCCAGAACGCGGCATTAAAAATCATCAGCGACCTCATCACCCGTGGGCGCGACCGAAGTGCCTGCTCTTTAGGGGCATTCTACGTCTTAGCGGCCCTTACTCTAGTCAACACCCAGGCAGCCGCGAGCCTTCCCTGGCTGTATGAGTCCGTGGTCTATGAGACGCAACCGCCCGGGTGATTTCGTGACCTATCTGCTCTTAAATATTTACTGCGTTAAAGCACTTAAAAAATTCCTCCTAGGGTAAAGTATAATATGCCCAGAACGAAGAAGACCAGTGCATCCACTAAACCTAAGGCCGCCAAGAAGGCGGCCAAGGTCGTGAAGGCGACCAAGAAGACCACGGCGGCGGTTGCCAAGCCGGCGGTCGCCAAGCCGGCGGATAAGGCCGCCGAGAAGCCGGCGGGGCCTACCCTTGGCGACGCCTTCGCCGAGCTCCTCGGCCAGCTTCAGGCCCTGCGGAGCCAGCTTACCCACGTCACGGGTCAGGTCCGCGCGCTCCACAAGCGCTCTGAGCGCGAGCTCAAGAACGCCCTGAAGGCGGGGAAGAAGCGCGCGCGCAAAAACGGCAACCGGGCGCCGAGCGGCTTCGTGAAGCCGACGAAGATCAGCACGGAGCTTGCCAACTTCCTCGGCAAGCCGAAGGGCACGGAGATGGCCCGCACCGAGGTCACGCGTGAGATTAACACTTACATTCGCGCCCATAAGCTGCAGGACCCGGCGAACGGCCGCCGCATTCTCGCGGATGCCAAGCTGCGCAAGCTTCTGAAGCTCACCAAGAACGACGAGCTGACCTATTTCAACCTTCAGCGCTATATGAGCCCCCACTTCGCGAAGAGCGCGAAGAAGAAGGCGGCCGAGGCGGCCGCCGCGTCGGCCTCGTAAAGGCCACCTCTATGCCAATAAAATCAAATCTTACGAGTTGGTTCTATTGAGATTGCTCCAATTCCTTATATGCGAGACGAAGGCACTCGCGGAACTTGTCGACATCATCGAGATTTCCATCTCGGAATGATGCAGCCAGGGTCACGGTTTCACCATAGGAGGTTGCCGAGAATGCCGTCCCGAACCGGTATGGCTTCACTACTGCGAAGATCTGTGACACTTTATGCCCGCCAACCCTCAAGCCGCTAAGCGGTACCTTGTAGCTGCTGAGCCCGAAGTCCGCCGCGTCCGCGCACCAAGACGTGGCTCTAACCATCGGCTGCGCCTCAGTGCAGGCTGCCAGTTTCATTACAGCAGCCCAGAAGAGAGGGAAAACGAATGCAGCCTTGTAGCAGTCGGTAAACCGCTGCACGCTGCCCAGAATATCCGCCGCTCGCACCGCATCCGCGCCCACCGCTGTGTACATTACGCCCATATTATTCGTGGCGTCTAGGCACGTGAGCTTGGGCTTCTTTCTTAGGCTGAAGACGGATATGCTCCTAAGAGCACGCCGGTGGCCGTCATAAAGGCGTACCGCTCTAAACAGCAGGGTCTGCAGGAGAACGTGGACGGTGGCGCCGTGCGCTGCCGCTGTTGTGCGCAACTGGTCCCTCGGCCAACTGCACAGCATTCTCTGGCGCACAGGTTTGGTGGCAGCCGCCTCGGTATTGATCCGCAACTCGGGCACCGATGAACGCCTAAATGCGCTGGTCACGATGAGCCACAGAAGAAGTACCGTGGTGTAGAGTTTATAGAGGAGTGAGTAGCGCCTAACTGGCAGAAGACTGACCACTTCCTTGCCCGGATCACTTATAGAGGAGAAAATATGTGATAGCATTGGCCCATCACCGTAGGTGTGGCTTACCTTTGGGACGAGAAAGGCAACTTTCGAAAGAGGGAAGTAAATATAGTGGAACGCCCACCTAGGAATGTCTTTAGCTAGCGGTAGTGCAAAAATCTCATCGAGCCGTGATTGCAGTTCACGCTCCTTGAAACGGCCTCTCTCTTCTACAAAGAGATGCCTGTCGAGGTCTATGTCTACGGGGGTCCAGATCTTTCGCAGAGAGAACACCCCCTCCTGCTCCACGACCAATGATGAGAAAGTAGGAAACCGTGCGACCGCCACCTTCACGCGACGCCTTATCTCCTCCTCCGGTACAACTCCGTCAATCCGGACCACGCACATTATCGTGTGGGCATCACGGTCCTTCTCCATCTCATGGAACGCCGTAGATACAGGGTCCAGGCGGGCACCGTCGTCAACCATTATGTACTATTCTGACTTTTATTTGCAGTCAAGCGGCCGCGCAGGCGCGAAGACAAATCGAGCCTCTCTCAGGACCGAATGCAGCTTAGTGTAGTCGATGTCGCCGTTTCGGATAACCTTGTACTTATAAGGAGCCAAGGCGCCTTCGCTCACATAGTGCCGAAGAACTAAGGTGAGGTCTGGCAAATGGACACCAAGCCGTCGTGAGAGCCACGGCTCGAATTCGTCATTTGTGCAAGATGCCTCGTATTCGTGGAAGTGCCGATATAGGTCAAAGATACTATGTTCTGTCTTATGATAATCCGTTCCCGAGAGAGCGCAAAGTTGCCTGAAGCGAGCTAGGGGCAGCTCGAGATCCTTCAAAAGGGTATCGAGGCTATACAGCATCGCAGTGTGGTGCGCAAGGCTTAGGTATTTCAAGACGCGCGGACAGCCATACATGAACAAGTCGGTGTCCTCGCTTATACACGCATATGCCCGCCCCTGGACGACCATAGCAGCGCAGACGCCGTCGGCTTCGCCCGACGCCTGTAGGTGCCCGATGCCGTAACTGTCCAGCAACGTCTTGGCCTCTGCGATGTCACGGCGGGACAGGCGTGCACATTTCTTCGTGATGCGAGCAATCTCTCGTTTCAGATCGTCTCTGATCCTCTCATTCTCCTCCACCTCCAGGGCCGCCATAAGCCGCGCGCGTTTCGCCTCTGCGCGCTCTTTGTTTCGGCGCCGCTCGTCTACTGCCGCCCGCTTATGGGGAGGGGGTTGTCCGTCGAAGATGAAGAGTATGTGTATATTGTGCGATCGTAGGACACTGCACATAAGGAAGAGGCTCTCTATCAGACTCCCCGCCGCCTTGAATCTATAAAGATAGATGCTCGCATCGACCACGACTTTCTTCCCTTCGAGTTCCTCTAGTGCTATCTCCTGTATTCCGCTGCTACGCGAGGAGTTGATGAAACTGTTCAGCAATCTTATTCCCATTGCGACTGAGGTACACATATGCCCTCTGCGATGGTCAATTTTACCCCATCTCACAGAGTGTCATGCGCAGGGTCTTGGTGAGCTCTTCCTCTTTCGCCTCCTTCTTGATAGTCTTCAGGAAGCCCTGCATTTTCCGTATATCCTCCAGGAACTGCTCCTTCTTGTAGTGGCGACGAATGAACGATAGGAAGAGAGCCATATGGGCTGCATTCTTGTTGAAGGCCAGAAGGTTGGTGTTGTTCCGCCAGCACCAGTGCATAAAGGCCCCATTATAATATAGAAGGATCGCCTTGACGACGTAGTAGGCGAATACATTGCTCTTCTCCTTGAAGAGGTATTTCCTAATGCTCTGGCTGACGCTGTCTGTCCCATAGAGATGGGTATAATGCATTCCCATGAAGTCGAGAACCTTTACGCACTGTAAGATGGAAAATACCTGCTCGAATCTCAGGCAAAAGTCACTATAGAGGACAAAGTTATCCCAACTCGGCGACGGCCCCAGGAGAGAAAATGCACAGAATAGCGCATTCATCGTGCAGGCCCAGAACTCTGCGTAGGCTTCATAGAGCCGGAACTCGCTCTTGATAGGAAATATCTCGTGGGCTTTCGCCCGGAAGCCGGCGGAGGGCATATTCGAAAAGTCGAGCCCCAATACATGGAACGTCTCGTGAATGAAGACCTTGAAGAACTCTTCCTGACGGTATAGTAAGATATCCCCGTTACGCGTGCAGGAGGTAGTCACGGCACTATTGCAGTTCTCGGCGCCCAGGATATGAAACTGACTGTCGGGAAGCTTCTTCTTGAAAGGGGTCAAGTAGCAGAATACACGCAACCGTGTAGCGCAGCGACGGGGGCTGTAGGTGCTTGCTATCTTAAGCCACGTGATCATCTTCTTTGCCAGGCGGTCCAGGTGCACAAGATTGGCGGGAGACTCGTCTGCGAGGATGCCAAACCTTATCTCGACAGCGCGGTCGCCCAACTTGGTGGAGAACACCAAGTACTCGCTGAGGTGTGTCTCGATGTACTCGCGTATTGGACTAGCTACGTACTTACTCCCCAAGAGGTCAGTTGGTGGAGAGAGCATCGAAGAGGACTGCAGCTCGCGCTTGACCTTGCCCAGAGACCAAAGGAGATCTACAAAGCGGTTCGCCGCCTTTATCTCGCTGTAAAGTATCTTGATCACGTTGTCCACCTGCTTCTGCTGGAATCGCGTCCTTTTGACCCGAAGATCATCAAAATGGTCGATCAGTGTCGACATGAGCTTCTCGGAGCTCGGTGTGAAGTCCATTGCTATATTTGCAGAAAATATTTTATACCGATTTTATATCTTTGAAAACCAATATTACAAGACAGTCTGTCCTCGCAGCTGTTAAACTAGTCATAATAGATATATAGTATGACTATTTTACCTCCTTTGGGTCACGCAGCTGCTCTCGTATTTTCATAGTGTCGTAAAAAACGACAGGGGGCTGGCCACGCGCGTAGTGCTGCAACTTGGCATCGCCGGTAGCCAGGAGCGCCGCACGCGCATTGGCATTCTGCGAGTACTTCGCGAACTGCGCACGGTACATCGCCGCCTTGGCCCTGCCACCCTCGAAGAAATTAGGGTCCACCTTCACCGACTTTGGCCGGACCTGCCTACCCCTGGACTTGCCCGTTTTTCCCCCCGCAGCCTTGGCCAGGACCGGATCTTTGGAGATCTCGGAGCCGGAGTCGAGAGAGAACTTCAAATAGAAGTCCGGGTTGCCCTCCTTGAACTTGCTCCCCTGGTAGTAGGCCTCCACCGACCCCCACTTGTGGCCGTCCAGCTCAAAAGGTGTCTCCGCGAAGTTGGAAAGCAGCCTTCGCCACTCAGGAATGGCAGCAAGCGCTGCATACTTCATACTGTCTGCTGGATCGATCTTCTCACCTGCGCCACGGCCCGGCGGCTTGTCGCGGGACCGGGAATAGAACTGAAATACGGTATCAGCGTCAAATGCCGGAGATGCGACAGGCGCATCAGAGGGGGCGGGCGGCGGCGCTGCATTCGCCTTCAGATTTCTGAACTTCGGTATGTAGTTATATATTCCCTCCCCGCGCTCCATGCACTTCTCTACGATGAGCGTTTTGATGCCGCGCGGCAATGTGCCAAAACGAAATATCCTCTCCCCGTCGTAGGTGACCAACAGATAGTGCTCCCCTGTGTATGCGGCGATCACATAGTGCTTGGGCTTGAAGCTGCCCTTCTCCTGGATCGCCGGATCCACAACATCGCGGCAAAGCATGACGTTGCCCAGATCTCCAGCATCGTAGTTGGCACTAGAGAGGATGACGAGCTTGATATTTAGGGCGCGCTCCAGTGTGTTTATGGCCCAAGCATCCGCCCAGAAACGGCAGGTCTTGAGGATATCACGGAACTCTGCAAGATTGCCCACGTTCGCCATGAACTCAAAGTCGTGCAGCAGTTCCTTGGCGTGATCGTATTCTCCCTTCACACGCTTGTGCTCTTTCACCAACTGTTTCGCCTCCGTCACGATCGCCAGGCGTGCGTTCCGGTCGCGCTCGGCGGTTGCCTTGGCCTTCAACCTGCCTATCTCACTTGCAAGCGCGTTGGCTCGCTCGCGCGCCTCCGGAATCGCCTTTGAGAACATATCATACTGCTCCTTGAAGTACTCGTACGTCTCTTCGGTCGCTTCCGCCGCCACGCGAGACCGCAACTCAGATACAGAGGCCTCGGCCCCTAGACCACGGAATGCGTCCCTGACTACGGCATAGAGACAGTCGCCGCCGGCTTCATTGTCGAGCAGGTTATAGTTCCTATTCTTCATAAACTTCTGCACCCACACATCGTCTGCTCCAGGCACATAACCCTCCTGCTCGCTCATCTCGCCTGTCGGTGCGTCCGGGCCGTCATTATCGTCGTCCTCGCCAAGAAGCTGCTCGAATACTGTGGGGGTAGTGGGAACAGTCGTGGATAGAGGCGATTCGGCAACTTCCTTCGCCGGGGGGAGGGGCGACAGATGGGCCTTTAGGAAAGGCCGCGATACGAACTTGTAAAGCAGTGGCATTGGGTCCGTAAGAGCCGCGATGTCGAGGTCCCCGTCGCCGTCCAGCAGGTCCGGGTAGCGTGCGGAGGTAAATTCATAGATACCAATCTGGTCCACTACCTCATCGGACTCTACCAAGTACACTGGCACAAACAGCACACCCTTCTCAGAGAAGGTGTACTGCACCTGGCCAAGAGCAATTATCCCCCCTAGCCCGGGCAAGAGTTCTATCTCGTAGAGAGAGGCCTCACGCCCGATATCCTGTTTGTTCATAAACTTCGTGTCCTCGTAGGTTATGTCTTTGTCTAGTCGAGAAACGACCATATACCCTAGTCTAATATTAAATATTTGCTTAAGTATTTATCAGCTTTTATCTCCAGGATATGCGACCACAATCTCTTTCGGCGGTAGACAGTCTCCGCATTCGTAGGATCTTGCTCGAAGATCACAATATCCTCTGCTAACTGCGGTTTCCGCTTCTTCCGCCTACTGATGCCATAGTATTCGGCTATACGGTCCAAGTCTTTCCTAAGGTAGTTAGTCTGGTAGTCAATCTCTTGCGCAATGTAGCTATCCATAGAAACATCGGCAGCAACCTCCATGAGATCAACCTCCTCGAGTAACTCCTCGTAGGTAACGACTCCGCCGCTGGGATCTGTCTCCTGCAAAGAAAAGCTCATGTTCCCCTGTGGTCCCTCGCCCATAAGTACTTAATAGGAAGAGTGTTGTATTTATACTGATTATTTACCTATGCTGCTGCTCGAGAGAGTCGAGGAGGTCCATGAAGCGAAACCTAGTCTGGCTAGTAAGCCCAGGGTGTTTCCGAGGCCGCATGACCACCACGCGCTCTACAAACTTCATAACGTCCGGCCAGATGCCGCTGTCGCGTGCCAACCGTTTTGCACCGTGCATTATGAGGATCACGAGATTCTGGGATATCTCGTCGACCTCATTTTTCTTTGCAGCATCGCCGATGCACGCCTCAAATTTCGCACGCAGTGACGTAAGAAGCCCAACGATGCGCTCGACAGTGATTACCTCCACATTCATGAGATGCACGAAGAAGCTGCTCAGCGAGCGGCGCTTCTCATTATCCTTGTTAGTCTTGCAGAAGGCATCATAGTCTTGCTCGGCCGGGACATAGCGTATGTCGTCGAAGAGCGACAGGAATGACTCGAGGTTCTTACGACAGATCCGCCCCATAACGTCCGAGGTCGAGATCAGGTCCTTATAGAGGCGAGCATAGAGCTTGGCCCAGAATTTATTCATACAGCCAATTTCGAAGATCGACTCGCCGAGCCTCAGGAGGCAGGCTTCCCCTTTCTCGCCGCAGTCCAAGGCTCGGGTCAAAACCTCCACGACCTTATCTTTCATCTTACTATAGTTAGACTCGGTGATCTTGTTCAGTAGAGTACGAACACTGTCGACCTCCAACTCTATAGCGTCGACCTTTGTCGCTAGCTTAGTCGTCTGGAAATTGCGTATCTCCTCCCAGTCGGCAGAGGAGATAGTGTGTCGCGGCCTAGGGCGGCCACGCTCACGTTTCTTGAACACTGGTGTCTTCTGGTAGCTCGGGGCGCCCACCAGTTGCGCTAGATTGTTGATGACGTTGACTGTCGCACCCGGGAGATCGAACTCCGAGGATTTTTCCCTTATGATATCTGCGAACGCTGCCAGCGTGTACTGTCTATCTGCTAGTATGGCCATGGCTTGCTACATGCTGATGCGGGAGCACATTTATATCAATTTTCAAGGAAACATAAAATTGACTCCCTTATTATCCCTGGAACACACTTAAAAGCATCAGCAGACGGTAGTACAGCATGAACGACATACAGACCAACAACGAACACGATGTCCTAACGGAGGAGTGGGACGATGAGAAGCTCGGGTTGAAAGATAAGCTCCTCAGAGGCATCTATGCCTTTGGTTTCGAACACCCGAGCCCTATCCAGAAGCGCGGCCTTTATCCCATGATCTATGCCAGCACCTCAGGAAAACATCGCGACTTGATCGCCCAGGCGCAATCAGGAACAGGAAAGACGGGGTGCTTTGTAATCGGTGCACTACAGATGGTGGATGTGACGAAGAACTATACGCAGACCCTCATTCTGTCGCCCACCCATGAGCTTGCTAACCAGATCAAGGGGGTGGTCGAGGGACTTGGGCGCTTCATGACGGGCCTGCGGGTCCAGCTGCTCGTAGGCGGGACATCTGTTGATGCCGACCGCGAGAAGTTGGACACGTCTCCACCGCACCTCGTTGTCGGCACTCCAGGTCGCGTGCATGACATGATGCGGCGCAAGTACCTGAAGCCGCAGGGTATGACATTGGTCGTCTTGGACGAGGCTGATGAGATGCTCTCGGCAGGCTTCAAGGATCAGATCTACAAGATCTTTCAGTATATGCCCAACGATATCCAGATCTGTCTCTTTAGCGCGACTATGCCACCATTGCTTGATAACCTTACAGATAAGTTCATGCGCGACCCTGAAGATCCTGGTGAAGGCCGAACA